ACATATTAATGCTATACATATATCTTTATCTGTAATATCATTAAATTTAATAGCACCACCATCATGACACCAAACTTTTATTTTAACTATAATTTGTTCGAAATGTATTAAATCATTTAAATCTAGATTAAAAGTATTAGTATAATCTGTTAACGAGCGCCGAGCTGCAGAATCCAGACAATATTGTCGTTCTGCCTCAACACTCTCCAATATACTAGCAAACTCTATATTAATTTGTGTTGTGTTAACAAATATATTTTTTATTTCTGTATAAATATCTATAATTATATCTTTAGTATCTCCCATATAATATAAATTACAGATTATTTTATATATATATTTATATCGTTATATTATGCCTCTCTATTCTTTTAATGTAAATGATTCACATACTTTTACAAATTGTACTGCCACAGATAGAGAAGGTCCTACATTAAGTAATTGTCAATCTTCTTATGCGACTTCTTCAACAACTGGATACTGGTATAATACACAAGCTTATTTTAATGTTACAAACGGTGTCCAACTTTGGAGTGTTCCTGTATCTGGAACCTATAAAATAAAAGCTTCGGGTGCGAGAGGCGGACAGGTTGGTCTTAGGACACAATCTGATGGACCGCCTGGACAAGGAGCATATACAGAAGGAAATTTTGATTTGACAGAAGGTGATAAAATAAATATAATTGTTGGTCAATCTGGACAGGATTTTACACCTAGTTATAGCAACGGAGGGGGTAGTGGAGGAGGAGGTGCTTCATGGGTTTGTAGTGAAGATTTTAGCACTTTATTGTGTGTCGGTGGTGGAGGCGGTGGTGCGTGGGGCGTATCCTGGAACCCTTCATCAAATTCAGCAAATTGGAATTATGACATCGTTTCCGACGGAGGCACATTTAATGACGATGGTTCTGTTAGTACTAGTAGCAATACTTGGAAAGATTCCCAACCTGGTATGTTATATGCGCCATCGGGTTCGGGTGGATATTATGGTGGTAACCATCAGGCAAATTCAGGTGGAGGTAGTGGATGGTCGTATGATGGTGGTTCTCGCAGTTTTCATTATTGGTCAGGTGCTGGTACAGGCGGATACAACCCCAACCCCTCCGCCACCTCACCCGCAGTCCCTTATTACGGAACAAACTATGATAATCAAAGAAGTGATGTCAGCGTTGCTCCAAATTATTGGTATAGATATGAAAATACAGAGTTTGTATATAATATTAATCAAAATGGACGCAATAATGGTTGGTATCCGGTGCCTTTTACGAAGGATTCTCTATGCCGCATGACTACAACAAATATGAATTTATGGTCCTCAAATTTAAGAGGACAAACCGGAGGATTAAAACCTTCTAATGCTCTTGGACCATTGGGAGGTAGACCTGGTTTTTCTCTTCATGGAAGTGATTCACCCGGTGGTATATGGTTTTCCAATACAACCTATTTAAATGCTGTAAATGTAAATTCAGATTCTGCTGGTGGATTTGGAGGTGGTGGTGGAAATAGTGGAAATGAAGGCGGTGGTGGTGGTGGATACACAGGTGGATGTGCATCACGTGTGTCAAATGGAGCGGGTAAGGGAGGGACTAGTAGAAATAACAGTTCTATAAGTAGTAGTATTTCCTTCGGTCTTAATAGTAATCGACATGGTAGTGTAGTCATAACATTAGTATCTGTCCCTGCTGATCTTACACCTCCAATAATTGATGCAAGTGTCCAAAATTTATCTGGCACCGACAATACACCTTCATTTACATTCACTAGCAACGAAGCCGGAACAATAGATTCAAATCCATCTTATGTGTTTTCACCAACATCGGCAATAAACGGTTCAAATACAATAACATTTAATACATTAGCAGTTAACACATATAGTAATATACAGGTTTATGTTACAGATGCCGCAGCTACACTTAACGTGTCAAATATTCTAACTATACCAACCTTTACAATTTCTGCCCCTGCTGATACTACAGCTCCAATAATTAGTGCAAATACCCAAAATTTATCTGGCACCAACAATACACCTTCATTTACATTCACTAGCAACGAAGCCGGAACAATAATTACAACTACATCTGATACGTTTTCACCAACATCGGCAATAAACGGTTTAAATATAATAACATTTAATACATTAGCAGTTAACACATATAATATAGATATTAATGTTACAGATGCTGCAGGTAACGTGTCAAATATTCTAACTATACCAACCTTTACAATTTCTGCCTCGCCACTCGGTAGAAGTAATTATGGTGGTATATTAACAAAAGGAACAACAAGTGAAAGAGATGCAATTTCTTCTCCAAGTTCAGGAGATACACACTATAATACCACTACAAATCAAATGAATATATATGCCGATGGAAATTGGAACGAATTTGCTTTAACAATTCCAACAAATCAAGTTGCTTTATTGTCCGGGTCTACTCCACCAGGTAGTGCCAATAACAATAACGTATTTTATAAAAATACGAATCCATATAATCTACAAGTATATCGTAATGGGTGGAAAACACTTCCCCTTGAATTAACAAATGGACCATCCTTTTCTTATGGATTAACAATTCCCAGTAACTCATCAGGAAATACTGGGAATGTATTTTACGATACATCCAATCAAATTATTAATTTACATAGAAATAATCAATGGTATAATGGTTAGTAAATTAAAAAATAATTAAAATACTAATTAATACAACAATGTATAGAATGATTCCTTCTTTATAATTATAAAGAAGGAATCATAATGATATGAGGATTATTTATTTAATGTTTTGCTTTAATGTGAATTTGAAGCTGTTTTTCACTATTAAAAGTATTTTTACCACAATGTGGACAACAAGCATTTTTTCGTGATAATTCGCGTGCTTGTTTCTCTTCCTTTTGTTTTTCTATTTTTAGTTTTTTCTGTTTTAAAATTGCCTGTTTTCGTTTTTTCTCATTGTATGTATTTAATATTTGGCGATAAAGTTGCATAAATTTGTTATTTCGTTTTTCGAGCAAATCAAAGTTATAATTATGTTCTTCGAGAAACTCATTCCAAGTATTAATTATTTTCACAGGTGATCCAATAGAGACATTGTATCCACGTGCCTGTAATGATAAAGCTACTGCGTAATTAAAATCCGGTGTTAATACACCAGTCTTTCTACAAAATGGACAGCTAAATTGTTTTTTTTCGCACATTTTTTCATAACAATTACTACAAACACCGTGTCCACATTGGAATAATTCCATCAATGGCTTTGTGGAATGGATTTTCTGTGGAATATTAGTATTAAAATAGGCCGGTTCACAACATATTTCACACTGGTTTGTTCCCGGATGAATATTGCAAAACACCGTATCAAAAGAAGTCATATTTCATTAGTATATTGATTTAATAATTAAGCATTAAATCAATTCAATTTTTAAAACTAAAAGTTTTAATTCTTCGTTTTACTCTTACTCTTGGTTTTACTCTTACTCCTCGTTTTACTCTTACTCCTCGTTTTACTTTTACTCTTCGTTTTACTTTTACTCTTCGTTTTAGTCTTACTCTTCGTATTTTCTGTGAATTTGTTAATTAATTTCATTAAATTTCTCTCTACGATAATACGTGTTTTCGTATCATCGGTGTCAACGGTGCAATTATTATCATAAAATGGTTCAATATAATCATCACTACAATCAGCGTTCAAATATTTTTCCATTAAAGGACGCGATTTAGTATTTGTATCAGCTGTTATATAACGTATTCCGTTTTCAATCGCATAATAAAATAATATTATATTAATAAAGCTATTATAACCCTTTTTTCTACTATTTTTAGCACTACAAGAACCGCTTATATGGATTCGTTTTTCACTTTTATCCATATAACATCCAAGACAAGAAGCCATTTCCCTGCCTTCTCTGATAAGTATATTGAGATTTGTATCTTGAAACGCATCATTTAAATCAGGACATTCTTTTACTGAAATAGGACATTTATTGGAAAATGTATATGATATTTTACTATTTTTAAGAAACGCATCTATATCATTTAATTCATATTGCATATAATATATTTATTTATTATATAATAATCTATATACTATTGTAGATTATTATACACCATTTAAGTTATTCATTTTTTCGAGACGTTCAATTGTTTTATCTAAATTACTTTTACTTGCAATTCCATGATTCAAATAATCAGTATTTGGTGATTCTTCGTTTTTCTTTATTTCACGATAGACAACATTATCGATTTTCTTAACAATATTCTGAATAGCACTTTTATTTTGATTGGAAATAATCTCACAGGTAAGGTCAACCGTTTCGGTAAGGAGAGATACTGCAAAATATATTAAAAAACGTCTTCGCTTAGTAACACCACTTGTATATTTAATACAAAATATATCCAATAAAGCGTTTATTATTTTATCATTGGCCTTATTATTGCGAGACTTACTCTCGATTAAAATTGTATCCCATATAAGCCATACTGGGTCCATCTGATATTTATCCTGAACTGTGGCGAAGTTACGACGTTCACATTCGCATTTTTCTTTCCGTTTTTTACAAAGAGCATGATATTCTAACAACCATTCTAACCAGTAACAAGCGTTTACTGCGTTTCGCGATTTATTTGATATATGATAACCCAATTCATTAATAGCAATAAATAGTTCTTTTGGGTCGGTCTGCAAAAATATTTTTTGCGCATAATTCACATTTGGTGCTTTTAACTTGCTAGCAATAAAAGTCATATCAAATTCTTCAGTTTTTTTTATCTTAACTGGTTCAAAGGCATGTTTTTTCTTTGAAAAACATAATACGCTTATTACTTCGGCAAACAATTGTCTTATTTTAGGGTTATTGCGTAATCGTAATTCATTATCTAAATAACCATTTGACAAAATAGATTTAAAATTATCAAAGCGCATAGCAATATAAATTGGTAGTCTTGGATTACCTAAATGAATATAACGACTAATATATAAAATAATTGTCTCCCATACATCAAAAAATTGCCCAGCACATATTAATTCACCACTCCAATAACAAGCCGATTCTACTTTACCGGCGGCCAAACACGACAATATTTCTTTTTTAACCTTTGTTTTTTGAAATTTAGAAAAAGTTACCCCTTTAAATTCATTCATATTTCTCACATCATCGATATCTGTATCACCCATATATTAACTTTAATACAAAAAATATACATCTAATACATATATATATGCAATTTTTAAACAAAATAAATAAATTCTTCTCAATAAAAAAATTCAATAAGAAGCCATTATTCGAGAAATTATTTTATATGTCTCTTGGTGTATTAGTGTTTGTGGTTTTATTAAATAACGCTCGTACTAGCTTAGGTATTAAAGAAGGGTTCGAAAAATCAAGTGAGTTTGTTGTTAAAAAAATACCGGAAGAAATATATGACGATTTTTATGTAAATTTATATGATGATTTAGTATTTTATCAAGGAAAAAACGATTGCGAATTAGCAATGATTAAAAAATATACTTCCTTTGACAACAATAGTTCTGTATTAGACATTGGTTCGGGAACTGGTCATCACGTTAATCTTTTTAATAAGACTAGTAAATCGGCATTAGGAATAGATATCTCTCCGTCAATGGTAAAAAAATCCAAAGCCAATTATCCAAATAATGATTACCAAGTGAGTGATGCTATGAATTCGATGGCGGTTCAACATCAAACATTTACACACATTACTTGTCTATATTTCAGCGTTTACTATTTCGAAGATAAGAGAACATTATTCAAAAATTGCTATGATTGGCTACTACCGGGTGGTGATTTAATATTACATTTAGTAGATAGAGACAATTTTGACCCAATTCTACCAGCGGGAAATCCATTTAAAGTAGTATCACCACAAAAATACGCTAAAGAAAGAATTACAAGCACCGTAGTTAAATTTAATGAGTATGAATATAAATCAAATTATGAGACAAATACAAGTGATTCAACAGCAACTATGAACGAAGAATTTAAAAATATTAAAAATGGTGGTGTGCGAAAAAATGAGCATAAATTATTCATGTCGACACAAAAAGAAATATTATCACAAGCGAAAGACGTTGGTTTTATTTTATCTGAATATGAAGAATTAGATAAATGTGGATATTTTTCACAATATATTTACGTTTTACAAAAGCCTAATTAAATAAAATTAGTTATTAATATGTGGTATTTGTACATCATATTAATAATTATTTTACTGCTATTATTTATTAAATTATATATTAAGATTAAATATTCTTTTTGGTCTAGTCAACCTGTATATCATATGTATGATATATTTGGAAGATTCAAATTGAATACGATTATTAATCTAAATCCACCAGATTTCAATAAATATGTGAATATAATAGACGTTAAAACCTATAATTACGATGATTTAGATGACAAACAATTAGAAAAAATATGCGATTTTATAAGAAATAATTTTATAAGAATGAAAGGTACTGTTGAGTATATTCCTGAAAACAAACATATCCTAGAACCTTTAAAATCGTCAAACCATCCTTCATATATAAATATATATAACGAACCAACTTTATTGTTAAATGATAATGAAGCACTATACTATTCGGTTATGACTGCAAGACCATTAAGCGTTACATTAAAAAACAAATATCGGTTTCACACATACTATGTTGACCATTTATGTGTTACAGAACCTATGCGAAAAAAAAACATTGCAAATAAATCTATCCAAACCTTTCATTATAATGTTAGCAGAAGTAATCCTAAAATTCAAACCTATTTATTTAAGAGAGAAAGCAAATTAACTATAATTGTACCTTTAACAATTTTTAATATTAAAGCTTTTAAAGTATCACAAATACCAGTAATAGCATTTCCACACGGAATGTATAAAATAATAGAAATATCCGTTGAAAATATAAATATATTTGTTGATTTTGTTAATTCAAAAAAACCAGAGTTATTGTGCACAATATTACCAGATTTGACAAATCTAGCAGCAAATATGAAGTGCAATAATATATCATTATATGGAATTTTTCTCAATAATGAATTAATAAGTGTTTATGTTTTTAAAGATACATCAACAACTTATGAAAATCAAAAAACCGCTGAATTATTATGTTCTTTAGAACAATGTGATACCAATTTATTCGTTGTAGGGTTTACACATGCATTACAATTATTCTGTAAGAAAATAAGAGCATACAGAGTAATTATGGATGAGAGTAGTGCAAATATAATTGTATGTAATTATTTATCAAAAATAAATACAACCCCATTTTTAATAACAAATGGGGCATATTATTTTTATAATTATATTAGTGAGTCATTACCTCCTTCTAAATGTTTTATTTTATCCTAAATTATCTCATGTATTTTCCTGCTCTAGCAAAAGAATCCACAATAAATATTAAGAATACACCTAAAAATGAATAGAGAACTAATTCTTCTGTAACGTGTCCGGTCTGTTCGTCTTTGTGTTCTTGTAATAAATGTAGGATTTTATCTAATTTAGTAAGAAGTTCATCTTTGCTTGATATAGGATGTTCGCTCATTTGGGTATAATAAGGAATGTGTTGATTTATATAGTCATTTGCTTGACTACTTTCAATGGTCGTAAATTGTTCTAAATTTACAGGCGAATCCATAGGTTTAGGATCCGAATGATTAATGGGTTCACTTTCCTGATCATCCTCATTTTCTTCACCGACAATATTAGATTGTTTAGCAGACGGAGGTGGCGTATAATTGTTAGTTGAATTATCGGTATTTTCCGGTTGTTCATGTAAATTTGATATCATTGCACTAGTAACCTTTTTAGCCTTATTTTCCATAGGTTCTTTAATAGCTTTCTTTATGGTTTTATTTTTACCATTACGTTTTTTTTCTGAGTTAATAGGTGGTGGAATATCATTATTATCAAAAGGAGCAGCACATAATGCTAAATAACTCATTTGTCTATATGAAATTAAGATATTATTATTTTATAAATATCCTTAAAAAATCTAAATATAATCTATATGAAGATGAAAACAGAAATTATAACATTAGTTATAGTATTAGTATTACTATACACAAGACCTTCTGCTTTGGTTAGATTCAGCAACACCTTGTTAGGTAAGGTTTTATTTGTTGGTGCTATAATTGTTGCTTCATTAGTTAGTCCATTGGCTGGATTATTCTTTGCCACACTAATGATTATATTAATGGAACAAAGTTACGAGGGATTCAAAGAAGGATTGGATGATATAACACCTATTAGAGTTAAAACTATTGGAGATTATGTTAAGGATACTGTTATGATTACGGTTAAATCTGATGATGCTAATAAATTAGCTGGTAATATTCCCGTAAATAGAACAATAATAAAACATGAAACTGATGGTACTATATTCGACGATCATACACTTATAAAAGCGACCGCAGATACGGATACTATAACACTTAGTGATGCTATTACTGAAGTCATCAATGCTGGAACAGATCTCATAATCGTTACCGGTACTGATTCTTCTGATACAGCAGTAGCAGGAAATTATATAAAGTATACTGATACTGAATCAAAGGAGGTTGTTCGTAAAGTAGCTTCTATTGATACTAATGAAATTACATTTGAAAATGGAGAAAAATTAACACTAGATACTAATTTTACCTATGAGGTTGTTACAACTGTAACTGTAAAAAGTGACACAAAAAAATATGAACCATCTGCCGACGGTAATGGATATACATCAATTACCATTGATTCCGTTACTGATACTCTTGATAATTTACCACTTGTAATTCCTACTACCAATGAGTTAGTAATTATTAGTAAAGTTGAAAATACTATTAACTTAACTCTTAGTAGTGGTGTTAAGACTGATTTAGCTGACCAGACACCTCTTTCAATCGAAAACCACTCACATACTCATGAACACGGGGATGCTGAGCCGTTTGTAGGTGGACGCAGAGAAGGGTTCTTTGCGGGTGATGAAAAAAAAGAAACAGCCGTAAAAGGTGCTTATGCAGAGGAAACATATGAACACGAAATTATAGGTGAAACGGTATGCTCTTCGAATTTATGCGACCGAATTGACAGCGAATTCAAATTAATACGTCCTATCAATTCAAATGATCATACACCAACAAATGTATAAGTTTATGTATTCATATAAATAATAATTATATATATAATGAAATTTACATATATAATTAATCATTTTTATATTTTATTGTTGTTTTTATCAATTGTATACGTAGGAATAACATTTAGTCAAACGCAAGAAAATTTTATAAGTATTACAGATTTTAAAATATATAAAAGGTGTAAAAAGGCCATTAATAAGCGGAAATATCGCTATCGTCGTGTTATAAATAAGCAACTTAAAAAAACCACAAAAAAAATGATTCCTGTTATTAAAAAACAAATAGATAAATTAAGTTTAATTTCTCTCTAATTATTAATGTTATACAATTTTAAAAGATCGCTGGCAACATTTAACAATAGTAAGTTTCTATTAGGCGTAACAATGTTACTATTAAATGTTGGTTCCAGATATGTAGAGTTAGGATTTAGCAAAACACAAGAACAAGCATTACGTAATGGGCTAGGTCGCGAAATATTCATATTTGCTGTTGTATTTATGGGGACAAGGGATATAATCATTTCTATTATGATGACTGCTTCCTTCATCGTATTATCGGACTACTTATTAAATGAGCGCAGTCGTTTCTGTATAATGCCTAAGAGTATGAAAAAAATATCCAATGTAATAGATTTTAATAATGACGGAGTAATTACACCCGACGAAGAAGAAAAAGCATTAGAATTATTAAGAAAAGCCGAAAAACAAAAGAATTTTCAAAAACAATCCGAATTTGTTAGTTACATAAATAATAATTAATATAATCTTTTATCAATATAAGATTATGTCTGTAAAAATTTTTAAAATAGATACATTAAAAATAAAATTAGTTATTGATGATTTAAAAATAGATAAAAGCAATGAAAATCTTAAGGATAATAATATCGCTTTCAAACCATCTATGATTGATAAAGAATTAGGAAAAGAACTATATTTTACAAAAGATTTTTTATTATCACCTACTAATTTATCGAAAGCAGGATTTGATAATAATGCGAAAACTCATCGCCAAGTGCTGAGTAGCAAGAGTAAAATGCAAGATTTCTTAACTTATATGGATAATAATAAAGAAAAAACAGAAGGAGAAAAGGAAACTAAAAAAAAAGAGAAATTAGAGGATATAAATAAGAATTTAGATAAAGAGAGAAAATCATATGAAGATACGCAAATAATAGATAAACTAAATGAAGAGTTTTCTACCATTAAAAACGAATTAACTAAGAAGGGTTTTGAATCCACAGATACTACAGAGAAGAGAGATTATAATAGTCATAAACAAAAAATTAACGTTAGTGTAGAAAGATTAAAAAATTTAAAGAAAACTGTTTCATCTGATGATTTTGAAAGGAATGACATTATCAAGGAGTTTGATATATGTATTGAATTAAAAGGAAAATATGATATTAATCCCGAAACTTTGGATTTTTTTAACCAATTAAAGGAGTTGTATAACAACGAATATTCTCTAAATGCTCTACACGAAGCAACAGAGGCTTCATCAGATGCTGAAAAATATTTAATTAATAAAGATTTGAACAATAAAATAAATAAAAATACTGGAGAAATTAATGAAATTAAACATGACAATAATGATAATGATAATAGTAATAAAATTGACTTGTATGATAAAAAAAATCTAAATTTTATTAAAGAGACATTTTTTAAGAGTAATGAAAATATAAATATCTCTCCAAATACATTTGTAATTTATTCTAGTGATTATCCCGGGAATAATTATAAATTAGACCCGTATGAGAAAACAAAACAGGAAAATGCAAGAGTGAACAAAGAGGGAAAACAAAATTTAAGTGGTAATGTTTACCAAACTACTATTAATATTAAATTAATAGATAGTAAAGAAAAACTAAGTAAAGTAGAATATGCAAAAATCGGTTGCTCGGAAAGAGCAAAACGGATTGAAAATGAAGCTTTTGAACTATTTGGAATAAGTTTTAATTTATTACAGAACACCAATATGTATAATCCAATAGCAGTATATGAAAAAATAACACGAACTGATCAGGAAAGAAATAAAGAAGAACGTATTAAAAAACGTGAAAAGGATAAAGAAAGACGGCTAGATTTATTGGTTAAAAGGAGAGAAAGAGAAGACAAAGCTATATATAAGAGTATAAATGACGATGATGATGATGAAGATAATAAAAATAATCCGAAGGGAGGTGCAATAAAACGCAAAACCAAACGCAAAACCAAACGCAAAACCAAACACAGAACCAAACGCAAAACCAAACACAGAACCAAACGCAGAACCAAACGCAGAACCAAACGCAGTTTAAAATAATATTATAAATAAAATTGAAATATAAAAGGGTGTATATAGTATTATTATACCAACAATAATATATATGAAAATGAATGGGATTATTTGTTTTATTCTTTTATTCCAAACCAATTCTGTTCCACTTTTCAAAAACATTCGCGTCAATTATAAATTAGCAAAAAAGAAAGGATACAAATTAATAAAGCCGCTTTACAGCATTTCGATTCCACAGGAAACTAATATTGATGACATTCAGAAATCATATATTACTAAAAACATTCGCGTCAATTATAAAATAGCAAAAAAGGGGGCAAATAGGGTATATATTAATAAATATAACATATTTTTAGAAAATCAAAATAAAATATTAGATAAAAGCTTTTCCCTAATAAGTGATAACATTGTAAGCGAACTCTTATATTTGTTAAAATTTTACCACATAACAAACGATAATATTAATTCTTACATGTATATTTTAGCTTACGAACTGTGTTGGTTTGGGTATAGAGTTATTCGCATCAACACTATTGATAAATCAGAAATAACCAAAGAAGATACGAAAGTTTTGTACAGACAATTAATATTAAACATTTTAATGTATATGTTAATTAAAAACATATTTGTTAACACCGTATTTAAAGCATTAAATAACAATTAATATTATAGACCTGCTCTACCTTGCTTTAGATAAAGAGCAACCATAAAAGAGCCTAGACCCATAACATAAACATGAATCCAATGAGGAGGACATTTTTTTATACCCATCTTAGCAGCCACCATACAATGTTGCCCGTGTGTAGCAAACCCCCAGAACAACGCATTAACTATGAAAAAAAGAAATAATAACTTATTGAACATTATATATATATCTACTATTATAATTTAATACACGTTCCTTTTAGTAAACGTCTATATTTGTGTTGGAATAATATAAATATAAATATAAAATTTTATCTATTATAATGACCACTAGACATTGCAATTCTTGTTGTATTGATTTGTGTGAAGAAGATAAATATTGCCACGAGTGTACTTCACGTTGTATTGAAACCATTCCTCCATTACCTCTTAATTATAAACAGCGAATAGAGAATAAAAAATATATGTTTGACGGTAAGGTGGTTATTGTCAAGGGGCGGGTATTACATTGTATTCACAACATATTAAGAATTAATTGCAAAGATCCTAATTGTATAGAGTTAATCGTATATTGTATTCATCGTCTTCCTATAAGTTCATGTAATATATGTCACAAATAACATTTTTCATGGTATATAAAATATTATATAGGTATTTTATATATGATTGTGGATATAATCAAATTATCTGGTATTATTTTGATTCTTGACATTGTTTTTTTAACACTTATGAGCAAACAATTCAATATATTAGTGCGTAATATACAAGGAACACCTTTAAAATTTCGTTCCTTATCGGCGCTAATATGTTACATTTTCATTATTACTCTTGTATACTATTTTATTGTATTAAAAAAAGCTTCTTATACTGAAGCTTTTTTATTAGGATTATGTGTTTATGGTATATATGAAACTACTAATTATGCTATATTTAATCAGTGGAAACCACATATTGTAGCAACAGATACTGTATGGGGCGGAATATTATTTTCGTCTTCTTATTTTCTATTTAATATCCTCTAATTCATCCTAGCAAAATACTCATACGTTCCGCCGTTGTCATCGTTTATTTTTTTCCAGTTGGTCGTGTCGTTCTTAATCCACTCCACGACATGCTCCGGATAATCGTATCCATCACACGTCCACTCGATATCCACACGGATACAACAGGGCCAATTCGCGTCATACCATTCGCGCGCTTCTTCGTATTGGTTGGTGGTGGCGCCTTCGCCGTCAATCGGGTTGATGTGCGCGTCGCGCTCGTGCGGATTCTGCTTCGCGAGCATATCCACCGCCATTATTTACAACATATTTAATACGTTTTAAATAATCAATTTTATTTTATTTTGGGTGAGTTGTTGAATGCGTGGGCGGCGACTTGTCGAACTTCTTGATTATTTTGGTCTTCATCAGGTTGTATAATGGAGAGATTTAATTCTCTATTTATTTTCAAGTAAATAGTTGTGCGGTTATAGAGGAAACCCCACGCTCGTTTTGAACCGTAGTTGCCGTAGTTGCGTTATTTATAGTTCTATTTAATTTAAACAGGTGTGTTCCGCTCGGTGCGGTATTCACTAATAATACTGTATATGAATAGAGGGTGTCGGCGGCAATATCAGTATCAATATATTTTCCATTACAATGGTCCATCGTTGTATCATGATTAGCGTGATAAGAAATGGTGAAGGGTGAAATCATTCTGCCATTGCTATCGCTTACGGCTGCTCGTAGTATTTTATCATATACGTAAGAAGACCCATCATATTTAGCTCTTGCTATTGCTACTCCTTTATTTTCTTGCTGAATATTCCACTCACCAGCAACGCTAAAATCCAAAGAAACGCCTGAATAATTCCCTCCGACAGTAGTCACAAAACAAGTTAAATAATCATCTATTAAACCTCCTTTATCATCTGGGACCTTATCGGCGGCGTTGCCGAAAGTCACATCATATTCTTTGTCGTCTTCGTCATACTGTTTGAATGAAAATGTGTTTGTTCTGGCAGCAGTCGTCTGCGACGTGCCGTCAGGGAAGGTCACCATCCCTGTATTAATCGTGCCCGGTCTATATCCGTAAAAGGCAAGTTCGCCAATAGTTACGTAATCACTGCCTCCGGAATCGGTTATATGCAACTCAAATTTACGATATGCAGTTGTAGTATTGGCAACAGGATATTCATTAAAAGAAGTATCATTTGTTATAGAATCTGTGGTTGGTATTGGCCAGTTGGTTATGTTTGACGAGCTGTCAATTTCAACCGGATTGTATTCATTTCCGTAAATATACCATTCGTCAAAGTTTAAAACAGTATCGGAACCAGACAATTGATTAACAACAAGACCAAAATAGTTATACATTCCACTTTCTAATATTCTTTCTTCAAAATAATTCCCATTATATGTTATGGTGGAGGTTTTATGAACCAATTCGGTCCAGTTTGAACCATTATTACTACCATATATTTTATATTGACCCGGAGCACGGTTTGTATGAACCGTCCTTATTTTAAATCCATATTTGGTTAAATTAATTTCAACAGGTAATTCAATAGTTAACCAATCACCATCGTAACCAGTTACGAGATTATTAGTGTAATTATAACTACCACTAGTAGTATACCTATTTTTAAAATGAACACCCGATTCGGCAATTCCATTAAAAGCATTCCATGCACTGTAGATGGAGTTATTATCGTAAATCTCACTTTGATCAGTCACATAAGTGCCATTTCCATACGTTTTTTCCGATATTGTATGAGATGCCGATGCTAAATTTCGCGTTGGTGGATACATTCGATCATACGGGCCGGCTGGATAGGCTCGCAAAGTCCAATCACTCGGGTTGATCCAGGAGCCGTTCCGCGGCCATATTTTATATTTAGTTACAATTACATTATAAGGAAACTCAAACTCAATCGATTGCGGCATACCTTGTCTCCCACTACCAATGTTGCTGGCTTTTGAATGCCAAGAATCGTATTGTCTAAGTGAGTTATTGAATGCCGCCGGCGCGGCGTAACTTATGTCGGCGAAATAAGATGACGCTCTCGCGGTTCCTTGAGAACCGCCAGTTCCATTCAGACCACCGGCTCCTGCCAATAGAACTTCTTTCCGAACAATTAAACCCATATTTAAATCGCCATTAAAGGAGACGTCGCCATCAACACCCAAATTCCCGCTAATGTCAATCTGTTCCTTATTATTCATTACCAAATCTCTCCACCCCACATTATTGGAAGGGTCTTCGTGATACACCTCCACGTTGCTCGTATCCGTGTTGTAAAAAATGCTTCCTAGAGTGTTTGATATATTGTAACTGTTATCTCGTTCGTTGGTTGTTCCTCTTGCTAATTTGAAGGAAGGTACGCGGTCTCTTCCAGGCATATTATATATATATATTTCATTTATAATAGTTTATACATTCTAATTCATTATTAATAGTATAAAGTCGAAATTTTTAATAGCATATAGAAAAAAACACAAATCCAATAATAATATTATTATTAAATTATACATACAATAATTCACACCTTCTTTTTATGATGTATCTAAATATATAATAAAGGGTTATCTGTATATATAGTTATGGTCGTGAAAATTCATAATAAATATTATGAACTTTCTAATTTTATTAATAAACATCCAGGTGGAACGAAAATTCTTGAATCATGTGAAGGAATAGACGCCACGGCAGCTTTTGAAAGTTACCATGCGTTTTCCGATATGAAAAAAATTAACAAAATAATGAAATATTATGAATGCAATAATCCTCCTTATACTATTGATTCGTTTGATGTAACCTTTTTAAGTACTGGATTTTATAATGTTCTGAAAGAAAAAGTCAAAATATATTTTGAAAAAACCACAACAAAAGCAACGTATCAGTGGCTGTTTTATTTTACAATTACATTTTCAACATATATTTACACTTTTATGTATTCATTTTTAGGAATAAACCAACCATTTGCATATCGTTCTGCGTCTAGTGTTATTTCAGGCATGTGTTTAATGTGTTGGATGCTTCAAGGTTATCACGATGCAACCCATTCTGCTGTGTCAAACCATAAGGCTATAAATGAATATATTGCTTGGATTGGTTCATCCTTAGCATTTTGGGACTGGTCAACGTGGATTAAACATCATAGTGTTCTCCATCATTCTTTTACTGGTGATTATAAACTAGATCCCGATATGAGACATGCACATCCACTTATTAAAAAATCAAAAAACTCAAAGGTAAATAAAGTAAAAACACGCGAATCGATAATAACTATTATGTCATTTTTCCCCGGAATGTATGTAGGTCAAATTATTTCATATTTAATAATTCAATATAAAAAATATTTATGGGGTATTAAGCTAAATAAAACAAAAACATTAACCGAGTGGACAATTATATGTTCGCAAATATTGATAATGTATTATGGTGGAAGTAGTTTGTTGGTTTTTCTATATTTCCTTAGTTTAAATTTAAGTTACAGCATAAGTATATTACCAGACCACGACCAATTTGAAACTAGATTAAATTCAAAAGCCAATACAAAAGATTGGGGTGAAATGCAAGTCCGACACTCGGGAAATTTCGCTGCAAACAATTTATTATATACGCGTATGTATGGTGGGATTAATTATCAAATAGAGCACCACTTATTTCCATCATTATCTTCCTGGCATTTATATGCTATCTCTAATATTGTTAAAGAAACGTGTATAGAATACGATATAAAATATATATCTAACCCTTCAATAGTTAATTCATATATGTCGGCTATTTATAATTTATATTTATTGAATAAATAATATTTACAAATCTATCATACCGCTACGCTGACCCATAGAATCATTTTCAACACCTTCATCACTCATAATATCTTCTATTAGTTCCTCATTACCACTATTATTTTTCTTATTAGACATCTTGTCCATTAATACACGACCACACTTACAATTCATTAGTACCAAATATAGAACAATTCCCATAATAAGAATACCTAGAATACTAATTATGATACATAGACTTACAAAATGAAACCACCAAAATGCGACTACTGTTTCATAAAACACTGAGCCACCATAATTACGCTGTATACAATGATTATCTTTTTCAAGTTCTTCGTTGCCCCACCAAGACAAAGCGATTGAACATGTAATTATCACCAAATTACAACATAATTTACAACCACAAGATAGATAATGTTCACCGTCTTTGTTTTCCTTACTTTTGGTATTTCCGCCAGCAAATAGAAAGAGGACAATACCAAATACGAGTAGCCATTCCCAGAGCTCGTTATCTGAACATTTTTCTGTAATAACAAGGTCTTTACCGTTTACAAGCGCAAGAATCCATACTATAAAAGCGGCAACAAAACTAACGAGTAGTCCCAATACAAACACCAACATAAAACACACACAACATATTTCACATTCCACTAGCACGGGGCATCCAGAATTTTTTTCTCGATTCGTCTTAGTAACTTGTTTTTCATTCATCGTATTCTGATCAATCGTATTCTGAGCAATCGTATTCTGAGCAATCGTATTCTGATCAATCGTATTCTGAACAATCGTATCTGATTTCATAGTAATTAAAATTGATATATTTAACATAAATAAATCAATTTTTTAAATAATGATAAAATATATTACATTTTACTCATTCCACGGTTTGTTTTTCCACGGTTTGTTTTTCCACGGTTTGTTTTTCCACGGTTTGTTTTTCCACGGTTTGTTTTTCCACGGTTTGTTTTTCCACGGTTTGTTTTTCCTTTGCCCTTTCTTTTTGATAATCTCGCTAACTTTTCCTCTAATCTTCGTTCCTGTTCTGTTTGTGTTTTTGTAATAATACTGTCCATCATGGTTTCATTTGTTCTTAATAAGTTAATAAAATCATCACTAATGAGTGTATCTACATCATCAACTCCCAATACGCTTCTTTCAATGATAGTTTTTTCTTCACCTTGTAATGTTTTATATTCACTAAATACACAACCAAACGGTAATAAACATTCGTATTCTCCTTTTGTTTTTGTATACGATTCCAGATAGAGAAACGGCGTACCGGCTGGAATAATTATTTTATGTATGTTCTCTGGATTAGAAAAACTATCCGCTATGGAGTATTTTATACTTGTTGATAACATAGTTTTATCGTTTTCTGGTAAATTTGGATTACTTAAACCTCTCCATACTACTATATCTTTGTCATATTTTGGTGCTTCTCCAATAATTAAATTAATATTTGTAATAATTTCTTTCATATACATTTTAACCGAATTATCATCATTTAATTTAACTGTTTCTTTAAATTTTCGATAATTATATTGTCCTGGTTCTCGTAAACATTTATATAACATCAATATTTCAGCATTCAATCCGGTTGAACTCAATATTATATTCGCCCACTTATTATTTTTACTTACCAAATCAGATATATACGCGCCATGTTCTTCGATTATATTTTTGTCTAGTTCTGAATCGTAAATATTTTCAGCAGCGACCATAATATATATATATTAATATATAATTACATAAAAATTGAATTCATATTTATCACCTAATAAATATGAAAAATGAGCAAAGAAGAGCTTTCTGTTGATATTTACTATGATAAATACCCAAAACCTACATTGGTTGACGATGGACTTCCTGATGTTATTGTAATTGATGATACAATTATCATCCCATATGTATTTAATAGTCCTACACATGTTAATAGTCCTCCACCGGTTAATAGTCCTACACATGTTAATAGTCCTACACATGTTAATAGTCCTCCACCGGTTAATAGTGTTAATATAGAGATTTGTGATAAAGAACCAAAACAAACACAAGTAAAAGAATCTACTGACGAGGAAGTAATAATTTATAACGATAAAACTATATGGGGGGCAATTTTGTGCACTTTGATTTGTATTGGTATTGGTATTTCGTGTATTCTAATTGCCCTAGAACAAAATCAACCCAGTGACAAACATATGATTTATTTGGAAGGACAAATTATTTACGTATTTTATCTCGGAGTCGCTATAATCACTTGTATTGTATTTTGTCTATGTAGTATTACTTGTATGGGATGTTGTAGTGATATTTGTCCAGTATTTTGTGCATAATTCATATTCAAAACATTTACTATAAGATAATCATATTTCCGATAATAAATTTTTTTATACTATATCTTTTTTCCCTTTTTCAATTAATAATTTAATTTATAAATTGATTTAATTATTAATTGTGATATAATAACTACACTATGGAAGCTCATCTTAAGTCCACATATGGTTTCAATGATTTCCGCGATTATCAAAAAGACATCATATGCGACATATTGACAAACGAAAATGTCTTTGCGATTCTACCAACCGGTGGAGGAAAGTCATTGCTCTACCAATTTCCTGCAACTTATAATAATAAAATTACAATAGTTGTCTCTCCACTGATTTCGCTGATGAATGATCAATGTATGTTTTTGAATTCTAAAAATATAAAAAGTGTTTGTCTTAACTCGGAAGCGCGTGCAGATGTATCTAGTCTTGGTGATTGTAAGATTATATATACTACACCCGAATTCATTACGAATCGTATGTTAGTATTAGACAAATTAAAGGATAATATCGGTCTTTTCGCCATAGATGAAGCCCATTGCGTTTCTCAATGGAGTCACGATTTTCGAACCAGTTATTTGGAATTGGGTATCATCAAGAAAATGTTTCCAGAAATACCAATGTTGGCCGTTACTGCGACTGCGACTCCGCGTGTAGTTGATGATATGTATGACCTCTTGGGAATCGAGGAAGCGTGTGAATACAATCTGGGAACACGGAGAACGAATTTGGAAATTAACATACATCCAAAACGCCTTTTTAATAATTGTACGTTTACTGAACCAACAATTATATATGTCCAAACACGAAAAGTGTGCGAAGAATTATGTGAAAAACTATTAATAACCGGAACCAGGGCGTGTTATTATCACGGAGGTATGGACAAAAACCTTAAACAACTAAGTCACAATAAGTTCGCAAGCGGTGAAATAAAAGTTATAGTAGCAACAATCTCATTCGGTATGGGTATCGACAAATCCGATATTCGCCACGTAATTAACTACGGTGTACCCAGCGATATCGAAACCTATTATCAAGAAATAGGACGCGCAGGACGTGATGGTCTTCCCAGTAAGGCGACGCTTTATTATAATGACGGCGACTTTGCGACAACCCAATTTCTAATCAATCAATCAAGTGATTCAAAGCAAATAGCTCTAAAAATGGAAGCAATGAATACGTTTCGTAAATTCTTGTCGGAAAATAATATGTGTCGACAACAAGTAATCGATTACTACTTTGAGAAAGGGTGTTATCCTACCGAAGAAAACGTCGACCACATTCCCAAATGTAATATGTGCGACAACTGTAAGGGTGATAAGAGACAGAAAGTAGCAGATATTAGTGAAGAAACAAAGACGATTGTTAATATTATCAACACACATCTTAAAGTAAAAGGGTTCACGTTTGGAATGGTTAAAACGGGCGATTTGATAAAGAAAAATCCATTATTCAAATCACATTCCAAAGTATATATAAAAGAACTTCTGGAAATCCTAATTACGAAAAACGTATTGAAACGTGTTCATAAGGGTAACAATTCTGTCATATGTGTTCGAAAAACCGAAAAGGAATTGTCAGAAATGATGCCTGTTACTGCACGAATTAATAGTGATATTACTGTTGATTTTAAAAATAAGTCATCGATTGATAAAAATTTGGAAAGGCTGTATGAAATACGGAAAACAATTGCTTCTAAGTATGGAATTCTACCTACAATGTTTATTAACGATAAAGTATTGATGAATATCCACAGTAGCAAACCAAAAGACGTGACACAACTCTGGAAAGTAGACGGAATCTCGGACGAATTCATCATGAAATATGGTTCCGAATTCATTGGCGAATACAAGAAAAAAACGAATAAAAAACCATCCACCAGCAAAAGCGGTGGGGTAAAAGACATCACCTACAAACATTACAAAGAGGGAAAGTCAATGAGCGAAATATCCAAACTAACTGGGCGCGGAATACAAATAATCGAAGACCATATGATTCACATATTTCAGCATTACGACGGGGTTGACATCGACCCCGATTACTTCGGTTTAACAGAAGAATTTGAGGAGGAAATTAAGAACGCAGTTAAAAAGGTCGGTTCGGAATTCCTGAAACCTATCAAAGATATAGTCAATAACAAAATCACATATGGTCAAATAAAATTATATTTGTTGATTAGTAGATTAGAATAATCGGATGTATATATGTCTATCATAGCACCAAATACACAAAAAATATTGATAGTGATGCGAGAAGTCTATTAGAAAGTTGCAAAGCCGAACAAAATTTATGGGGTGATACACAGAATGACTCAGATGATGAACGAAAAAAAAAAACAAATGTTAACACATGTATGGAAAATATAGTTATTTCAATTTTCTTTTATTGTTTCTTTTATTTTCTATTTTATTGTTTATTTTCCCTATAAATAATTATTAACCAACATATTGTATATATATCAATTCCCATTAATATATGTATTATTATATTTTTAAATATTAATTTTATAATGAAATTCTTTTTAAAATTGAAACTGTTTTCTAATCATACTAAAACAAATATTATCAATAACATGAATATTAACGATTTTATTAACAAATGGCTTCGTCCAGAAGTAAAATTTCTAATTCTCCAATATACTGTTTCGTCCCCTATTAAATCGGAACTAAAGAAATTTTTAAATAAAAGAAAATATATTAAATATAAATGGGTTCGGTATGAATATTCTTGGCGAATGAGAACACCAACCCCAACGTATTGTCTTTATATTCATAATTCAAATAGCAAAAGAAGAGGAATAGACCTTCTAGAAGAAGAGCCGAATGGTGCAGTATATGTGTCAAATACAAAACTATTAATTAATAATTAATAACTATTATATACTAGTTTAATTAAGTCATCTTCGGTCAAATGAGGCTGAAAATCTAAAATATAAGTAAAATCGTATATGTATGAATCTTCACTTCCTGAATCGGTTTCAGGTTCCCATATGTATTTAATACAAAAATCTGCAGTTAAAACCTGTGTTGCTAATAATATTTTTTTATCTAATTTTTCAAGATTTCTCTCTAATACCTCAATGTCATATTTTTGCTTCAAAAGAGTAAAATCCGAGATATAATCCATTTCCCTTTATAGTATGTGTTTATTATAGTATGTGTTAATTATATTGATATATAGTCTCAACATTCGTTTCAATTTTATATTAATATATTATATATGGAACACTTTATTCATTTTGGTTGTTGGAATAATTTAAATAAAAAAGGAAACTTAAAACCAGTAATGGATAAACTTAAAACAAGATTAAATAATCCCGATTTACCACAAATCGATTTTATTAGCGTTGCGGGAGATAATTATTACCCGGATAAAATAAAACCAAAGATAAAAACAGATGGTAAAAAAAAAATAATTAAACCCGATTTACTAGAAATGGGGTTTGATATGCTTCCATCCGAGCCAGATATTTATATGATTCTAGGTAATCATGATTTAGAAACCAATACAAATCCAAAGAAACCAACATTATTTATTCGCGACGAAAATACAACCGAAGATAACTGTAAAATATTAACGATTGAACAAGAACTATCACAAAATGCAACTAATATAGAATTTGTTATGTATAAAGAATTAATGCTTAGTGGCGGAACATTAGTATTGATGATTGACACAAGTATGTATACAATGGACGCCCGAAAATATCTAAAATGTTATAATAAATTTTTTAATACTGATGACGATATAAGTGAAATACAAACAAAGCAAAATGAGTGGATTATTTCAACTATAAAAGATAATCTAGATAACATTAAAAATCTAGTTTTAATTGGCCATCATCCAATTAGTGGCATAAAATACAAGAACAATGATGAAACTAAATTAAATGACATTCCGCTATTTATTGATGTTTTACAAGAAATATATGAATTGTTGTCGAACAAAGTACATTATTATTTCTTATGTGCCGATTTACATCTTTATCAAAAAGGATTTGTTTATGTAGAACCAAAAAAAGAACACAGTGATAGTATTAGTAAAGATTTAAATACAACACCCAATTCTATGATTATAGAACAACATATTGTTGGCACAGGAGGAACAGAATTAGACGAAGCTTTACCCTCAGAAGTTGATGAATATTTTGATAATGATCGAGTTAGTTATTTATTTGAGACGTCAATTCATAGCAATGGATTTTTAGAATGCAATATAGAATATGATGTATTAAGTTTTGTATTTCACAACGCAGACCAAAAAATAGAACTAGCCGGTATTAAATCAAAGAAAACCAGAAGAAAAAAGAAAAAAAAGAAGAAAGGAAAACACCCAACACAAAAAAAACAAAAAGGCACAACAAAAACAAAAAAACGCAACAAAATTAAAAAGCGCAACAAAATTAAAATAAATAATTAAATTGAATAAAGAAAATATATTTTATTTTAAAATGTAATTAGCCAACAATTCTTATTTCTAGCCTTCTTTGAGCACGGGATGCACGCTCTTTCATATCTTCTCTATCGCGCTCCTCGTTTCGATTACAGAAAACACAGAATATAATAAATCCAGTAAACACAGCTAGAATAATAATAGTTGTCGTATCATCTCCTTCCATAAAATCATCATTTATGGTGTTATATGTCATATTATTATATATTGAAATGTTATCATTTACAATGTCATTCATAATTGTATATTAATCATAACATTTATATATATATTCAATTTTGTGCCGAAAAAACACGTTTTTTATTCTGTTTTTAAAATTTTTTTACAAAAAAAATAAAAATATTTTAATTTTTTAAAAAAAGCTTTCAAAAACGTGAAAAAAAACGTGCAACAGACTGGAATGTAGGAAAAATACAGAGTTGCATATAAAACCTATGTAGGTATTTTATGGTAACAAATATTAGTTCCTTTTTTAAAGTAAATTAAAAGGATTTAGGAACTTTTTTGTTATCATATTTTAGAACTAAATGATAACAAAAAAGTTCCAAAATAATGACCAAATTTTTAATTGTGAAATATGTAACTATACTGGTAAGAGATTATCACAATATGAAAGACATCTCCAAACCAAAAAACATTTGAAACAAGCAATGGTAACAAATGGTAACAAAAAAGTTCCAAATAAAATATATTCGTGTGAATGTGGGAAAATATATAAATATAATTCAGGCTATTCTCGTCACAAAAAAACATGTGAATATATAAGTGAAAAACAGAGCGAAGAATCATGTGAGTTTGCAAATAGCGATAGTATAGTGAAAATGTTACATGATGCAATGAATCAAAATAATTTGCTACAAGAAAAAATGATTGCTATGCAAAATGATCATGACAAGGCCATCAAAGAACAAAATAAAGTAATCCATGATATTATTCCAAAGATAGGAAATCAAACCAATAGTAATAATAACATAATTAATGTGCAAATGTTTCTCAACGAAAAATGTGGTGATGCAATGAGTATTCAAAATTTCGCAAATCAATTGTTTATAACAATGGACGATTTAAACCAGAATAAAAAGGATTGTATTTCTAATGTTGTAATTAAAAATTTAAAACCTTTATCAATAACGCAAAGACCGTTTCATTGTACCGATATTAAGAATAAAGAATGGTTTGTGAAAGATGAGAAAGAAGGATGGGAAGAGGATAATGGAGAGAAATTAATTAAAACAACCGAATATGGAATACAAAAAAAATGGTGCAATGCGTTTGAACATATGTATCCAGACTGGATGAAAGACGATAAACTCAGAGACAAATATATAGAAATAGCAGGTTCAACTACATCCGAAATACCAGAAAAAATAAAACTTAAATTACTAAAAGAATTAGCAACACAGGTTCAATTGACAAACACGGCGATGTATTAATTACTATTAAATAATTAATATATTACAAGTGATTATATTACAAATCTGTATATACATTTTTAGGAGCTTTATTGCTCATAAAATATTGTATATTTTCAATAATAAAATATATGAGTCTAATTGTGTATATATTTAAAATAGGAATACTGCTTAATAATATTAATGTTATTAAAATAGGTCTGTTTTTATATAGATTGCTCGAAAAGAAATTTCCAAATATTAAGTATAATACTAATAATCCATAAAATACTACTAATAAAATATATTTATATGTTTGAATCCAATCAAGCTCTCTGTATTCATAAACAACCTTTCTTTTGTTTGTATTAATAACCTTTTTATTATCATCTAATTTATTTTTTAGTGATTTGTTTTCTGATTTTCTGGTATCTGATAATTCTTTAATTCGATTAAATTGTTTATTATATAAATTTTCATATGTGTTAATCAGGGATTCCATATTAATAATATTGTTTTGTGTTTCGGCATAATCGTCAGTAGACGAAGTCGTCTTATATATATTTAATTTATCATTATAATCATTTTGAATACCAGAATAATCACAATTACTTTGTTGAACAGCACTTACTTGTTCGGAAATAAAATTTATCACAGCTGGGTTTTGTAGAAGTTTCGCTTGGTCCCCTAAATCAGCATATTCTTCTGATTTCTTTGCCATAACTATTTGCGCCTGCGTCTTACAATTATCGAATGTTTCCCAAGAATTATAATTACAACAATTTACACCTTCATCAGTATAATTGCCATCACATTGATTGGGAACACAACCGAGTGCTGGATAATAGCTAGTTGGTGTCTCACCTAGCGGGTTACATATACATTCGTCATCTATTACATTTCCATTTGTACAAATTATATTAGATTCACGCATATTTAATATAAAAGGAGATTTTAAACATAACTGAAATTATTATCTTTACTAAATGATTTAATTCTAGTGGGAATCGACTTCTTATTTTTATTAGTTAATGAATTTGTAAATTTTTTAAAATTATTTGAAATGCCTGATATAAAAGATTCGTGGTGATTTCCGTTATCATTTACACAATCGGGGTGCTGAGTACCAGTTACTTCGGCACAATTAATTGGCGGGGATGATAGTATATCATCGGATGGTCGACAAAGACCTATACGTCTACATTCTCCATCATCGGGTCCACTAACACATTCTTGTTTGCCTGGTCCACAATCACTTTGCATAGAAGCAGTTGTCGCATCACAAGGTTGTGTTTTACATCCAGTAAACACACATTTACCTTCGTATGGACACCAATAAGGCGTTGAAGGACTATGAGTTGCACAATCACAATTCGCAGTTAATTTATTAACACAGCTATTTGTTGCTGGACAATAAAAAGGATTTGATGGGTCGCTGGCACATTCATTTTTTGAAGGAAAAACACACTCTTCGTCATTCCAATTAATATTATATTCTGTATTATTACTAGTTCCGTAGTCTGGTTCTGAGGTTTCACATAACGACGCATCGTAATTGTTAGGCACACATTTTCCGATTGAAGGACACCACTTATTGTATGTAGGGTCACAACAATCATCTTCTACACAACTGGCTCCAACATTATCTGCAGTATCGTGTAAGTTAGTGTCTAATTTATTCGGGTCGCTCTCTTTACTAGGGTCAAATGTCCAATCATATTCATCAAAATTCATATTGTTTCTAGCATTTAGGTCTGCTATTTTAATATACAAATGAATACCACCACCTATAACAAGGAACATCGATAGTATATTAGTAAAACTCGGCGATAATATAAAGCGTTTTTTTAAAATTCCTAAAATTAACAATATAACACAATAAATAGTAAAATACTTTAATATATCCAGATACGATGCATATTGTTTTTCATTATATGTATTTAATTGAACCATTTTTTTTTTATTATTATATTCGTCATCACTGATTACATCACTCATTTTATATATATATATAAAATGAAAATTAAATAAATCGTTTAGAACCATGATATAACATTGTTACTATTGCAGCAATTAATATCAAATATTCAGTAAAGAAAGGAAAAGGGTTGGTAAACGCTCTTACTGTTAAATATACTACGATTACTAAAAAAATAAATATAAACATGTATTGAAGTCTATACGACTTTATCTGTAATAAAGACTGTTCGTGTTGTCCCTGTAAATTAATATAACTATTCATATTATCAGAATCTGTTCCATCCCCGGTAGATGCTCCCATTATATATAATTACTATATAATATGATGCCTAAACCTGTAAATTAAAACTATTAATATAAATATAAACCCACTGGTTAATAAATTATCTTTATTTTGTGATTTATTAATTCTGATAATATAGATTATTATTAGTAAAATTACAATTCCCACTATATTAATGGTAAGCCAATCGTTTAATTTTTTATTAGTGGACTCATAATCTATAATATTTTTATTATCATTTACGCTTAATGAATAAATTAAATAATTAATTTGACTTTCTTCGTATTTTATATTATTTTTTGTTTTTGAATCTTCTATTATTAATGAATTTAATGAATTCTTTAATTTTTCAGCCAAACCAATTATTGTTTGCTTTAAAGTTTCTAATGTATCAAATAAATCACTATCTTTTGTTTCAATATAATAATCCTTTGCTAACATATATTCTGATACACTTTTGTTAAACAAATCCTTTGTTTGTGAATAACTCTTAAAATCATCCACCTTTTTGTAATTATCTAATAAATGATAATTCTTATTATTAAAATCAACATTTGATAATTTTACATCGGATGTTTTTTGTAACTGTGTTAAATGTGGAATAGCTTCTATTTTATGTATTTGAATGTATTTATTTAATTCGTTTCCTTGTTTCAAATTAATAAATAAATTTTCGGTAGCATCCTTTAATTCCATATACAATAATAATAGAAAATGTATTTACAATTTTCTTGTTCCAGAATAAAAAACGAAACCACCAATTATTGATAACATAATAACAATATTTCCATAATATGATTGGTTATATCTTTTCTGTATATCACCTTGCATACCCTTTGCACCGTTGATTTTATCTCTTAATGATATATATTTTTCATTTAAATCTTTATTTTCTTGGTTATAATTAGAAATTTTTTCATCATTTACATTAACACCCTCAATTAGCTCTTCTATATCTTTGAAAATACTTTCTTTAATATGGAAAAAATCATCTCCAACAGACCTTAAATTATGTTTATATGTATCTAGTCTAGCACATGCATCACTATCAAAAGACCCACTATC